CTGCTATTCTTTGTAATAATTGTAGCCATCTAATTTGTTCCTTTATGCGTAACCAAGTTTAGCGTAAGCGGCTGCAATATCAGCAGCACTCACACCGTAAGTTGAACCTGCTTGTTGAAGTGCTGACAGTGAAGAACCCGGTCTAGCTGCCAATTCAGCAGCCAAGGCTTTCTCCACCACTGATTGCTGACCAACTTCATCAGCTGCTCGATACTTTTGAATCTCTTGAATGGCAGTCTGATAGTCAGTTGGATTAGCTGCCAAGTTATAGATAAGGCCAGCATCCACAGCACCGTAGTTAGGATTGTTATTAGCAAACAAGCCTGTAGGGTTTAACTGGTTATAAGCATTCTGTATCTCTTCAACAGGAATGTTCATTGCTGCTGCAACTGCTGCAGGATTAGTACCTGTAGCATCCATTCTAGCCACAATGTTCTGATACGCTGTAACTGGATTTTTCATCTCATTAGCTACTACACCTTGAATCTCACTGGTCATAGCTGGTAAGTAGTAACCTTGACCACGTAGGTAATCAATACCCTTCATGTCAATGTCAAATGTACTCATCAACTGCTCAGTAGTCATACCGGCATTGAGAGCACCAATAAGAGCCTTTTTAGTATCTGCAGTATTACCTGAGCGATAAGCATTCATTAAGTTTGTCATCGGGTCGACTAACTTAGCTGGAATCTTAGGAGGGACAACAGGTTTAACAACTTCTTTAGCAATAGCGGTATTGGCTGTATCAGCACCTGACATCATACCTGAATCACCACCGTACCACGCAGCTAGGTTAGAGACTACATCACGGGGCATACCCGGTAATGCTTGATTGTATGCACCTTGAACTCTTGAGAAGTAATCAGCATTGTACTGTGGAGTACCTTGTGTTGGGATTGACACACCAGCTGCTGTTGTAGTTCCACCACCTGCGTTGGAAATAGCATTACCAGCACCTAATAGTCCAGCAACACTGATACCAGCCTTAGCTAAGTTAGCAATCTGTGCAGCTGTAAGACCTGTAGTTGCTGCTGTAGTGCCCCCTGCAAGTAATCCTGCATCTGCTAATGCTTCACCAGCAAAAGCTTCAGAACCAGCGGCTGCTCCAGTACCAAACAATGAACCACTAAGAGCACCGGGAATAGCAAATGTTAAGGCTGAGCCAGCTAAGAACTTTAAGAAGTCTTTGTTAGCATTAACTTCTTGTTGTGTGCCTGAACGTGTGAAAGCACCTGTAGGATCATACTGATTGTAAGTACCACCTACTTTATTTTGCTCAGGTGTGTAACCATAGATGTCTTGTAAAGCACCTTGTTGTAAAGTTTCACCTGAGCCTGTATCAGCCCAATTACCTTGATAGATGGTTCCACCTAAGTTAACAGAACCGCCACGACCTGCAGCGATAATCTGCTGTATCTGCTCAGGTGTCAGTGCTTGAGGAGCTGCCATGATTTATTCGCCTTTTCTGTATAATTCAAACGTGTTGATAGTATTCATTGTTGAACCAGTTTCAGACGTTGCACGAACTTGATCGCCCTCTTCAAGAACAATATAAGCACCATCGTTAAACTTAATAAACTGAGTTGGGCTTAAAACATAGTTATCTAATACGAAAATCTCAGTTGCTGCACTTGAGTCATACCACACAACATCAATAAACTTATTATTACCTGAATGGTTTACAACGTAACAAAGAGGCCACCTAGCATAGTAACCAGTAGGTACTGTGAAAATAGTAGTCTGCGTTGCTGCAGTAAGAACATTACCCGTCGATACTGGTTTCATCTTGCTTTACTGTTTTCTTAGTTACTTTAGGAGTTTCAACTACTACTTTAACTACTTCCCGTACCTCCGGTACTTCAGTATAACCTTCATGTTTCTTCATCTCAGCAATCTCATGAGCTTGAAAGAACTCCACTGTGTTACCTGACTGCTTACATTTAAACTTTGCCATTATGTCTGTTACCTTTCTGATGTACTAAAGAGTAATACATTAAAAAGGCTCCCATGCCTTGTGAGCATGGGAACCTATCTAGCTATTAAGCTGGAACCACGAGGGCAACGCCACCGTAGTTACGCAACTCAGCGCAACCGTACAAAGTATCAGCTGTGAACAATGTACCAAGGTACTCTTGTTTGTACTGAGTCTGTGAACGGACACCAACTTGCTCCACCAACACCATAGAGTCCTTGTGAGCCATCAAGCACACACGACCAATGGTAGTACCGGAACCGTCAGCAGCAGATTTAGCTGTGCCAGCATTGGACGAAACGTAGACTGGAACACCATAGATGTCACCAATCATGCCGTTACGGATGCTGTTAGCTGAACCAGCTTCACCAACGCTATTGAAGGTTGTGAACTCAGTCAAACCAAGAATAGTGTTACGCACTGAAGGAGGAATCAAGAAGAAGCGGTTGTCCATAGGAACATCGCTGTCATCAAGACGCTGAATTGTACGACGAATGCCAGCAGCTGTCAAAGTGGAGGCATTGCCAGCACCTGAAGAAGCTGAGTAGTCAAACGCTGTAGAACCATCAGCACCAACAAAAGCACCAGCGTAGCGGAAGTTACCTGCACCAGCTGTTGAAACATTAAACTGTTGACCCAAGTTCACCAAGTCAGTATCAACTTGCTTACCCAAAGCATAACCAGCGTCATCAGTGTAGAACTGACGCAAGCTAGACAATGCCTGAGCTTCAACGATGTCCTCAATCAAACGTGAGTACTCGTAGTGCTTGTTGATAGAGACAGTTACTTCTGATTCAGTAGCTGCAATCAATGTAACTTGTGTAGAAGCTGCCTTAGCAGAAGCAGAGCCACGTGCAGGGACTGGAATGTGAACTACGTCACCTTTCTTGCCCTTGAAGCTCATCTTCTTAACTAGGTTAGCTGCAACCAAGCTCTTTTTGTAAGCCGCAACAATTTCATCACTCCATACTTCTGGAATAAACGTTGCTGCGGTCGTACTCGTTACGTGATCTGTTCCTAATGCCATTTTAAAATTCTCCTGTGAATTTGTGAATTAAATTAAATTATTTAACCCTGCCTTCAGAGTACGCAGCCATAATCTCAGGTTGCAGTGCCTCATAACGGTCAGGATCTTGCATACGTAGCCGGATAAGGTCGGCACGACGATATACTTGCTTAGAAGACTCTCCAGTTCCCCCAACATCGACACCAGCTGCTTTAAGGTTCTGTTTGCGGACAGCGTTACCTGCATCAGTAGTTTGTTGTGTCTTAGATGTACGGATCTGTTTAAATGTTGAGAGCAGTTCATCAGCTGCATTGAAATCATAGTTGGCATCTGCCATTGCGTAGATATTAAGTCTCATGGGAGAGGCTTTAACCCACTCAATAAACTCACCATCACGTACAATATCTGCAAAGTCAGGATGCTTCTTGTTGAGCATTGCGTGTGTCTGAATTTGCTTTAACTGCTGTGATGCCTGTTTAGCGGCAATTACGTCTGGATGATTTGCAACAGCACGATTAACGTGACTCTGCGGATCTTCAAAGAAATCAATCTCTTGTGGTGGGTTTTCCACCGCTTGTGGTTGAGCTTGTTGTTGAGTCTTTTGAGATAAGCTTTGTTTAATTAGATCATCAGCTAAACGCCTAACTTCACCAACTTCCTGTGCTTGCCTACCGATTAGCTTTTCAGCCTCTTGGTGCATACGAACAATATCTTCGAGATTCTTCCCTTTGTACTTCTCAGGGATCTCTTGGGGCTGTTCTGGTGAAGGTTGTTGAGTCTGTTGTACATTTGAGGACTGTTTAAAGTCTTCAGCTTCGATCTCACTAACGCTACCTAGTTCCTCATTACTATCAATTAAAGCCATACCTAACCTTTCCCTGTCCACGTAAACGATGGATTACAGGATAATTTCAAAATAAAATTGGGTTGCCTGAGCTTACTCAGATCCTCTCTTTTGTTCCTGCTTGAGCCTGTCAGCTCTCACAGCAGCCCACTTAGCCGTTGCACCGGGAAAGTCACCAGATATGGCATCTAACCCTATGGTAGGAGCTGAAATGAGCCTGATAGCGTCCTTACTACATACCTTACATTTAGCAGTGGTATGATCGCTATCTACCAGCGATTCAGTTACGTGATTGTTGGTACATAAAAAGTTATACAGACGTTTCATCGCAAGTCTCCCTGCTTATCCTGTAAATCCTCATATACCTTCTCACACACAGCCTTACGCCCTAAAACCAATTCAAGAATATCCAACTGTCCTTTACGATAATGAAGTGTTTGTGTATCGTTGACAGTAGAAATATCGTTTAAACTAGCCTTAATCTCTTCAAAGTCTTCAATTAAGAAGTCCCAACCCTTAGTACTCATGGTATTAAAGGTTTCTTCG